CGAGGTCGAACAAGAAAAGCGGTATCTGGTGAAGATTATTGGAATTACCAATTATAATAGTTACTTAAATTATTACAAGGCAGAAAATCAGTGGACTATTGAATCTCGTATGGAGACTGATGCAATCAGAACTGAACACACAAAAAAACAGCTTGAAGAAGCCGGCTTTGGTTGGGTGTTTGATTGTCCGGGGATTGAGATAGAGGAGGTGGAAGGATGATTATTAAGAATTATAAATACGAAAATTCGACAGATGGAATTCATTACATAATTGATGTAGATGGTTTCGAATTCGAAATGAACCACACAAAAACTGAATACGGCAGTGTGCAACATGATGATATAGATTACTTTTTGGATGAAATTGCTGAATACGATGCTCAAGAAGCTGAATTGATTGAAGATTTTGTAAGACTTCAAAGTTACTTGTTAATGTATGGAGTTGGATTTGCTCTTAAAAATGCTGAAGAGGTGCAAGATGGTTCCGAAATTTAGAGGGTTATCCATTGACGAAAACAGCAAAGGAGAATGGCAATACGGACATTTAATTGAAGACGGAGGAGAAGCATTTATTATCAACGAAGTAATAGAAGCTAATGAACAATATATCACCATTGGCTCTTGGTGTCCTGTAGATCCAAAAACAATTGGACAATCCACAGGTCTCAAAGACAAAAATGGCAAGGAGGTCTTTGTTGGGGATATTATAAAATGTACCAGAGGATGTCCTCATGAAGTATATCTAGAAAAAGAATATGGTGGCACTTACGTAGGAGGCATGCCTGCTATATATCTAAAAGGAATTAAAGAAGGATATGCTTGGACTGGGGCTGAAGAAATCATCGGCAACATTTACGAAAACCCCGAATTGCTGGAGGTGGAGTGATGGAAACATCTTGAACGATACCCAGATACTATTAATCGATATTGACTAGGAAGCGGAGGTGAACAATGCAACTTTTTGATGATATTGATGAGAAAGAAACAATCAAGAGGGCAAAAAAGAAGCTCTCAGAATATCCACGTTGGAGGGAAATAGCATGCGATAGCCCAATTCAAAAAGTTACGCAGGAATTCACATTTCAACCACGAGGAGGCGCAGGACCTAATAAAGCTGTTGAGAATTTAGCAGTCAGACGTGTGGACGCTATGAATGAGTTGGAGGAAATTGAACAAGCAGTAAGCAGGCTATTTAATCCAACCTATCGTTATATTTTATTCTCTAAATTTTTAAAACCTCAAAAGGATCTCAATTACGAAATTTACAATTATCTAGGCATTGAGAGGACTAAATTTCAGGAGTTGCACAACAATGCTTTACTGGCATTCGCAGAACAATATCGTGATTCTGTTTTAGTGTGTAGTAAAAAAAACGGTATTTTTGCGGTAAAAAAACGGTAAACATAACACAAAAAATGACTTAAAATAGTATTGTCAGAAAATGAAGGCGGTGGCCTGGAACTTTTTTGTAGATCTCCTATTTATAATTTTGGTTAGCTGTTCACCAGGAGAGATTCGGGGTGGGATGGGTTCGAATCCCATACAGCTAATATTTTAAGTCAGTTCTAATGGACTGACTATTTTTATTTGAAAGGAGCAGGTAAATGCGTAAAGTAGAACCGATTCGTGATACAGATGACATCGAACGCATGAAGGATTACTTAAAGAGTAAGAATGAACGAGACTATGTAATGATGGTTACAGGGCTTTATTCAGGAATGCGAGTTAGTGATATCCTGCCCTTGAAAGTAAGAAGTGTAAAAGGAACTCATATTGAAGTTACCGAACGAAAGACGGGTAAAACAAAGAGATTCGCTATTAACCCGGCTCTAAGAAAAGCCCTGGATCATTATATAAAAGAAAATGAATTAAAGGATTATGATTACTTATTTCCTTCGAGAAAAAAGGTGAGCAATGAAGGACTTAGAATAACACACATTGGGAGAGTGGCAGCATATCAAATCTTGAGAGATGCGGGAGAGCATGTTGGATTAACAAACATCGGAACACACTCCATGAGAAAAACGTTTGGATATCATCATTACAGGAAAAATCAAAATGTTGGAATATTGATGGAGTTATTTAATCATTCTTCACCAGATATCACTCTGGGTTATATAGGATTTAAGCAGGATGAGTTAGATAATAGCATGCTGAATTTTGCTTATTAAGATCATGTATTTAACAAAATAAAAAAAAGTAAATTCATTTGTTGCTGATGCCAACTTCTTCATGGGAGAGTAAGACAGAAAGTCTTATGAGTCAAATTAACAGAATATAAGATATGTTAAATTCAAAGACCCTCCCCCCTCTAATAAAATAACACCTATCAACTTAAAAATACCAGGCCTAATTATTACACCCTCCCACATTAATTTACTCCCCCCTATCTAACAAAATAATACCCCCCACTATTCAATACCAGGGTATTGATACCGAATAAGGGAACGAGGGTAAGGTGTGTAGGATGATATAAAACAGAGAAGACAATCGAGGTATACAATGAAAGAACTACGGGCAGACCGTAACGGACCACATCGAGTAGCATTTGAAAAGAATAAGAAGATACTACTCAAGACTCAGAATACCTGTGGGATCTGTGGCCAGCCTGTAGATAAATCACTCAGGTACCCTCACCCACTATCCCCAGTGATAGACCACATCATTCCAGTGAATAGGAATGGACATCCATCAGACATCAAGAACTTACAGCTTGCGCATTGGCAATGCAATAGACAAAAGTCTGATAAGTTATATGCTGAACAAAATTTTGAAAAAAATGCAATTGTTGGAAATCGCAATTTGCCACAATCAACCAATTGGCTGAAATACCACAGTTGACCCAGAACTGATAGGGGGGGTTACCCCCTCCCCTCGGTTCTGGCCGAGCTTCACGCCGTCACTGTACATTTTTTCTCTCGCCAAATCTCAATATGAAAGGAGAATGAGTTGGAATTAAGAGGAATTGATTATCTGAGAAGAAAACTTGAATCTTGTAGGTTAAGAGTTAATCTTAGGTACAAACATTACGCTATGAAGTATTATGAAGCGCCGATAGGAATTACGATCCCTGCAAATATCAGGGCACAGTATCGGTCTACTTTGGGGTGGACTGCTAAAGGAGTGGATAGTCTTGCTGATCGTATAGTTTTTCGAGAATTTGGTAATGATGATTTTAACGTTACAGAAATCTTTAATCGTAACAACCCGGATATCTTTTTTGATAGTGCTATTCTAGCTTCGTTAATTGGATCGTGTAGTTTTATCTACATTTCGAAAGACAAAGATGATGAGGTGAGATTACAAGTCATTGAATCGAGTAATGCGACTGGAGTAATTGATCCTATCACTGGGCTTCTTGTGGAAGGCTATGCGGTATTGGCTAGGGATGATTATGGCCAGGCAACTTTAGAGGCTTACTTCGAACCAAATGCAACGCATTTTATTCCAAAGAATGGTCGTCCTTACTCAATCAGCAATCCAACTAATATTCCACTGTTGGTTCCTGTGATTCATCGTCCTGATGCGGTAAGACCGTTTGGTCGCAGTCGTATTACGAGAGCAGGGATGTATTATCAAAAATACGCTAAGCGAACTTTGGAACGAGCGGATATCACTGCTGAGTTCTATTCATGGCCTCAAAAATATATTCTAGGACTAGACCCTGATGCAGAGCCACTGGAAAAATGGCAAGCGACAGTATCAAGTCTGTTGACAATTTCGGCTAGCGACAATGGTGAAAAGCCAAATGTTGGACAGTTTAGCACTGCTAGTATGTCGCCTTTTACAGAGCAACTGAGAACTGCTGCTGCTGGATTTGCTGGTGAAATGGGCTTGACATTAGATGATTTAGGCTTTGTGTCAGATAATCCATCGTCGGTTGAAGCTATCAAGGCTAGTCACGAGAATTTGCGCTTAGCAGGCCGGAAGGCTCAGAGGTCGTTAGGAGCGGGCTTCCTAAATGTAGCTTATGTAGCCGCTTGCTTGCGAGATGAAATTCAGTATGCTCGCAGTCAATTTGTAAGAACAAAAGTTAAGTGGGAGCCACTATTTGAAGCTGATGCTAACATGCTAACAATGATTGGAGATGGGGCTATCAAGCTAAATCAGGCTATTCCTGGATATATTGACGGTGAGACTATCAGAGATTTGACGGGAATTAAGGGTTCTGAGATTCCTGCCTCCGCTCAAATCGAGAAGGGGGTAAATGATGGTCAAGGATATAGTGCCGGAGTTGTTGACGAAAATTCAGACGGAATTTGAAGAGGCGAGACTTGATAGTGAAGTGCTGAAGTCACTCTTATCAAAATTACAATCTAAGTCAGCTGGTTATCTGGAAGCGAATGAGTATGCTATCGAGTTAGGGGAAATTCTTTCCAAGGCTCTGAGAGGTTCTGTAAGCTCCTCTAATCTTCCAGATGGCAAAATGTATTACAATATTGCCAAAAGACTACTGACGGAGACGCTGGGGCGGAATTTCGAGCTAATAAGTGGTTATGCTCAGCAAGTTCAGAAGAATCTGAATGAAGAGGCTAAAATAGGACTGACAGTCCAAAAACCGAAATTAAATCAAGACAGGATAACTGGTTTGGTGAATCGGATTTCTAGTGAAGAAGAATTTAGTCAGATCTCTTGGATTTTGAGGGAACCGATTGTCAATTTTAGCCAAAGCATTATTGATGATAGTATTCAGGAAAATGCTGGATTTCAGAAAGAAGTTGGGCTGACTCCAATTATTGAACGACATTCAACAGGACATTGCTGTGATTGGTGTCAATCTTTAGTCGGTAAATATTTGTATGGAGAAGAGCCAGCAGGGTTTTATCGAAGGCATCAACGCTGTCAATGTACTATTGATTACCATCCTAAAAACGGGAAGAAGCAAAACTCTTGGTCTAAAAAATGGTCAAAAGAAAGTACTGATATCCTTGAACGACGCAAGCAGCAGAATATTGATATACGTGATAATAATCGAAAGGTAGATATCCGAGAATATAAGAAGATAGTTGAAGTTTTGGGGCCACAAAATGCACCTATTTCACTAGCAAAGTTTCAGGACTTGAAGTATAATGGTGGTGAGGGATATGAACGCTTAAAGGATATAGTTTATATCCAGGAAAAATTTAATAATGGAACTTGGCTGGATAAAATCAATCCAGAAAAACAAGCTAGGCATATTCAATCAACATCATTGTCTGGAAAGAGCTATTTTTATGATCATGTGGATGTTAATGCTCTGTACGATAAGTACAAGATGACTGGATTTTTAGAAACTAGTAGAAAAGGCGCTCAAACCAGTAATGAAAAGGTTGATCTGTTTGAAGATAGGCCGTTAGGAATTGATGTCTATACAGGTAAGCCAGTAAATGCTATGACAATTAAATATAGCAAAACTGGCGCACACTTGATACCGACATACTATGAAAGGGGAGACTGATGGAGCTCAGGAAATTTAATAACAAGGTTGTCAGGATCACCGATATTGACGGCCAAACATTCGAAGGTGTCTGTCTGTATGAGGACAAGGATGTCTATGATGAAGAATTTGATGGGTTGTCTGTTAAGTCAGGAACCCGGTGGACAAAACTCTTTGAGGATGAAATCAAGGAAGTCGAAATTATAGCATAAGCACGTTGACAGTGGTCAAGGTGCTTTTTATGTATTAAAAAAAGGATTGAGATGTATCAAATTTATAAGTTTAAAATATGGTTTATCCAAACTTTTCTTTGTGTGCATGATTACAGGTCGAGAGAATACGGTATTGAGCATGCTATTTTTGCGACCTGTAAAAAATGCGGTAAATTTACGAACAAAATCTAGCAAGGAGGTGATCCGATATCTCCCAGCGACAGGGTTATCATGCGATGACGATTTAAAGGAAATTAGAATGGCAAGGAAGAAACTTGGCAATCAGAATCCTACTCAATCGGTAATTTTAAAATACGTCAAGAAAAATTCAAAAGCTAAAGAAGCAATTGAACTTTACGAGCGGACAGGGCTTTCTTGCTATGCTTGGCAGAAAAACCTGCTATTGCCTTTGATGGCGGTAGACAAAAACGGGCTTTGGGTACACCAAAAGTTCGGCTACTCTATTCCTCGCCGTAATGGTAAGTCTGAAATCCTATACATAGCTGAAATTTGGGCGCTTCATAAAGGATTGAATATCCTTCATACAGCGCATCGAATTTCTACATCTCATGCTTCATTTGAAAAGGTGAAACGATACCTTGAGAAAATGGGATATGTTGATGGTGAAGATTTTAATTCTATTAGGGCAAAGGGGCAGGAGCGGATCGAACTTTATTCAACGGGTGGTGTTGTCCAATTCCGTACTAGGACATCCAATGGTGGTCTTGGTGAAGGTTTTGATATGCTGATCATTGACGAGGCCCAAGAGTACACGACTGAGCAAGAATCTGCTTTGAAGTACACGGTTACGGATAGTGAAAATCCTATCACAATCATGTGTGGGACTCCTCCTACACCAGTTTCCAGTGGTACAGTCTTTACTAAGTATCGAGAAACGTGCTTATTCGGTAAAGGGAAATACTCTGGCTGGGCTGAGTGGTCGGTTTCTGAAGAAAAGGAAATCGACGATGTGGAAGCCTGGTATAATTCCAATCCATCCATGGGCTACCACCTAAATGAGCGTAAGATTGAGGCAGAGCTTGGCGAGGATAAGCTGGATCATAATATCCAACGTTTGGGATTTT